TTCTAGTTTTATAGCGACCATTGTTCGCCTTTCAAATAACTCATCTGTAAATTCATCATTTACAGACATTTCACAAGCCTTGAAAAACTTACGCAGCTTATGTCGTACATCAGCATCATTCTTACTGTCAAAGTCAAAAGAGATAGATTCATCATTATGATCTCGGTCTCTCATGCTAAAATTAAAGTTTCTCATAGCGCTACTCCTCGTTTTGCTAGTTCGTTTCGTGCCTTCACACGGGTTTTCCTTTCACCCCGACGTAAATCAGAGTCAGATTTTGTGCACAGTTCTACAAGCTCTGAAGTTTTCACTCCCGCAATTGGGAATACTTTCTTCGTCTTTACTTTTGTAGCTCGATCCACAACAATTTCATTAGGCTTGAATTTTACTGACATTTTATATTTTTCCTTTGTTTCTTTTAAGATGTGCATATTATATGGGCTAAAGCTTGTTGTGTCAATAACTTTATACCTGTTTATCTGCCTGTATCTCCAACTCTATTAAGAGTTCCGCATAGTGAATAACTTTTCGCAAGTCATCAATTCCACCTTTGTCACGCCAACGAGTAATATACTTCACTATACAACCTTCAGAGAAAGTAAGGCCGTTTCTCTCAGCATACTCTGTAGGTTGAATAGCATACTTCTTGTAGTGGTCTCCACCAACTTGTTTCTCCCACGCACTCATACATTCCACTCCTTTTGTTCTTCAATAGCCATTTGACACATTTGTATGTAATCTTTATCAGCTTCATCTAATACAGACCAAAACTTACTTACTTCTAGGGTAAGATCATAGGCCGCTTCTTCATTCTCCAGGTGTTGATTGCTTTCCATCATCTCCTGGAGCTTGTCCATTCTGTGATTGATCTTCTGTTTCAGTCTCATAAGTAGTGGCCTTTTTATAGTATAGAATGATTTCTTTTGTTTCTTTAAAGTATCTGCGTAACTCTTGTAAATTTTCGGACATCTTCTCGTACCCGTCTGGTGTCAGAGCGAATACTACAAACTGTCCATCAAGCATCTTTTCAATCTCTGCTCGTTTCTCCTGATAGTTTTCTTCTGTTATTACCCAGAAGTTAACATCGAGCATGTCTATTTCACGAGGTAGAGGCGGCTGATAGATACGAATAGGAACTGTTTCTATTTTAGTTACTACGACAGGTTCCGGTATTACATAAGGTGCTGGCATATCCTTACCGCCAAACCAAGAACACCCACTAATAAGTAGTAATGATGCTATACTAATCGTTCGCATTTTCAACCTCCTTTGACTCTTCCTCTATTATTCTAAAGATACTAGCCGTGGCTTTATTTACTCTTGTTTCAATTAAGCCAGGCTTTGCTCTTGCAAGGCGAGTAAGATTATGGTCTTTAAATACTTTCATAAACCTAGACTTCTCCGCTTGTAAAGAGGCTGTTACAGCAGTAAGTTCAGTTACCTGAGCCTGCTGTTCCTCTCTTCGAGCCTCTAGTTCCGCGACCTTCGTCGCATTGTTTTCGGCCGCTGCCTGTAATACATTGTTGTTCTCTTTAAGAGTACGATTATTAGCCTCTAACTGAATGACCGCATTCTCTAACTTTGCAACAGTGACTTGGTGATACGCATATGCACCGCCAGCAGCTCCGACTACACCTAGAACAAGTATGAGTTTAAGATACATTTTCTAGTCGTACCATGAGGCGTTCCGCACGATTCGTCACTTGCTTATGCCAGCGCGAGTCTCGTCCTTCGACAGCAGCCTTCGGCCAATCGCCTTCCTCTAGTGCAGCACAGAAGTTCTTAAACTTTGACAAACGAGGACGCCCCATATTGAACATCATGTTTACCACAATTTCTTGAACTTCTCCAGGAAAGTCATGCCATTTGGGGCCAAAAAGAACTTCGCACTCGTCAATAGATGTGTCCAGATCTTTCTCAAACGCTTCCCAAACTCGCTCTTCTGATACCGACGTACCCAAGGGCGAACCAAATTCCGAATCGCTCTCAATAACAAGATGACCAACACCAAAAGTAGCCAGGCCAAGATGGTCATTATAGATTTCATACTTGACACCTTCGTCCTCCTTTAGTTGGTTAAATACTTCTTCTCTGTTCATTTATACTCCATTTTTTAATGCTGGACCTTTCTATGTCTTCCCATTCCTTTGCTTCTACATCATAAGCAATAAGTTTATCTGATTTGAGATTAACATTTACTTTAAATATAGTTTTCAAAGTATATGTTTTTGTAATCTCTTTTCCGCTGTTTAAACTTTCGTAAGTGATATTGACATTGCCGTTTCTCAATGCCTCAACAAGTTTCACAAATCTGCTTCCTTTACAAAGATGCCATCAACCATCTTTCCTTTGCGATCTTTAATGTCAATCCACGCAGTCTCTAGACAATCCATCATAGAGTAGTTATTGCGTTCCATAATATTAATAAGCACAACCATAATATCGCCAATGTCGTCTTTCATGTCTCTGCCCTTACACATATTGTCTGACAGTTCCCCACACTCTTGAATGAGCTTGCAGAACTGGTCTTTATCAGTACTACCATCAATCAAATTGCGGTCTCTGTGCCAAATTCGTATGCGCTCTTGCATAACATCACTGTTTCCTCTTGACTCTCCATTCCAAACATCATTCATAAGTAAGGATTTCCTTGATACATTTCAGGGTGTTTGACAAGCATCATACTGCTTTGCCAGTTAGTATATAACAATCCAGCTAGAATTGCTACAGTTAAAATTGTATTTCTAATACGTTTCATGAGTCTCCCCAGACGTCTCCACCGTTTTGGCAGAGAATCTCTTTGCAGGCTACTGCAATTTCTGAACACTCTTTTTGAGTGCCGTTTCCACCTCGTAGATCGCAGAAGTGCATCCACGATCGTAAAGTTCCTGTCATATATAGTCGAGTATGAGTGTTACCTTCTGGCAATACTGCTCTCGCTTGTTCTTTTGCAATTCCCATACGTACAGCCCATGTATAGGCTTCAGTAGCAGCATCGATTACTTCTCTCTGTTTAGTGTGCCAAGCAATTTCTAGCCCGTCATTGTCTGCAGGAATGCTGTTCTGTCGGTTACGTGGGTCTTGCAGTCTCGCTTCTCTCGTAGAGAAATCTAATGCTTGAGTAGGGTCTGCATAGCGTTGACTAAATTCCTGAAAACTAAAAGAGCGATGCCGCAGAATCTGGCGAGCAATGTCTCTCGTAGTCTCGATTTCAATGCAAGCACTTGCCATTTCGAATGGGCTGAAGTGTGCTTCTTTTTTAAGGTACTTCAACAACTTCGGGGCTGTTCTCTCGTTGTCTTGATTTGCAGGATTACTAACTCTCGCACAATAGGCGATGACTTTCATGGCTTCGGGGGTAATCCAAACTAGGGTTACTTTCATACAATCTCCTCTGATTAAGTGTATATTATACGATGTTAAGGCTTTTATGTCAAGAACTTTTTTTCCTGTCACTTGAGCAAAAAAGTTTCTTGACACAATTTGGTGTAGGTGATATAATATACCCTGAAATTGATACCAGTCTAACTGTGTCTTTTTCAAAATCCGTAAATTAAAACGATTGTTACGCTTCCGAAAGGGGCAAGTTCATCTTTCTTAAAAGGAGAAAACTTATGAATGCAGTAAATCTTGAAAAATTCTTTGTCGGTTTCGACAATTTAGTTAACAGCCCGTTATATACTCAACAGGCACCAGAATATCCTCGTTATAACATTGAAAAAGTAGAAAATGGCTATATAGTTGAAGTAGCTGTTCCAGGATGGAACAAAACCCAAATTTCAGTGAACGTTCACAAAAATATTCTTACCATTAAAGGTGAGAAAAAAGAGAATAACGAAGGTAGAGGCTGGGTGCACAAAGGTATATCAGGAAAAAGTTTTGAGAAGCATCTAAAGCTTGACAATGCCTTAGAGGTCTCTTCTGCTTCCATGGAAAACGGAATGTTAAAAATAGACCTATCGTATTCGCCCTCTAGTAAGCCCACATCAATACCTATTGGGTAACTTGGAGAATTCAATGAAGAACTTCGTAAAAGAAAAGTGGGGTGTACTTGAGGCTGTATTTCAAATTGTAGTGTGCGTAACAGCACCACTAGCATATATGGCCGTAAGCTACGCTTCTGCTTAGAAACGGTAAGCCGGGCAGAAATGTCCGGCTTTTTTATTTATGAAAATACCTCTAAAGTATCGTAACAAACCGGCTATTCTTGTAGCTACAGGCCCTTCTCTGACTGAAGAGGTGGTAGAGACTATAAGACCCTATAAGAATGATTTCATTATTTTTGGTTGTAATGATTCTTATAGGCTAGTAGATTATTTAGACCTTCATTATGCTTGCGATAAAGCTTGGTGGGATCTACACGCAAAACCTTTTAGAGAAAAATATCCAGACTTAGAGGCTTACACACAAGCAGAGGAGTATAGAGACTCTGAGTTTAACTTAAATATAGTAGAAGGAAAACATGCTAGAAGTTTGAGCACAGATTCTAGTATTATACATTGGGGCAGTAATTCAGGTTATCAGTTGTTAAACATAGCATTTTTAATGGGTTGTTCCAGATTTTTACTTGTCGGTTATAATATGCAAAAGATAGGCGGAGTAAGACATTTCTTTGGAGAACATCCCGACGGATTAAGTAAAAATAGTCCTTATCATAAGTTTTTATCTGCATTTGATAGCATAGAAGAACCTATACGAAATATAGTAGTAAATTGTACGCCAGACAGTGCTTTAACAACATTCAGAAAAGGTAACTTAAAAGAGGAATTAGAGAATGCTAGTATCAGAAGAATATAGAAAAACATTAGAAGATACACATAGAGAAACCAACCATTCCTGGGGTCAGACAGCTCCTTTATATACTGGAGGGATACTAACTTATATGCAGCAGAATAACTTTGAAGAAGTTCTTGATTACGGCTCTGCTCATGGTAGTTTTAGAAAGTCTTTAAATAATCCTAATATAGATGTTACGGAATATGATCCGGGATACCCCGATAAAGCAAGTACTAATATACCTAAAAAGTTTCTTGTCTGCATAGATGTTTTAGAGCATGTTGAGCCTTCATTGATAGATGATGTTTTAGAAGACATTCAAAGGTGTACCCTTGAGAAAGCTTTCCTAACTATTGCATGTTACCCTGCTAGACAGATACTGTCAGACGGAAGAAACGCCCATCTTATTGTAGAGTCTCCCACATGGTGGAAGGAGAAAATTTTAAAACTCTTCGATATAGAATCAGAAGATTTTGCTCGAAGAACACTTGTAGTATTTGTTAAACCTAAGGAAAAGTAAATGAAACAAACTAACTTAAACTTCCCTAAAGACACTAACCAGCCACCCTATAATGGGCAGTTCTGGTGCCATATTCGGCAATCCTTTCAGGGTTGGACCGACCATATTAATTTTTATAAGGTTAAGAATCTGTGATAGAAATTTATGGAAAGATGGATTGCAACTATTGTGTAGAAGCACAGAACGTATGTAAAAACCTCAAGCTAGATTATAAATACTATCACTTGGACGATCACTACACTATTATGGAACTCTGGGCAAAGGTTAAGTTTAAAACCTTTCCTCAGATTTTTGTAGATGATGTATGTATCGGAGGGTTTGACGAACTAATGGAATACACGAATGGAATTGAATAAGTTGAAACAATTAGTAATTACTATGGAAGAATGTGGTGAATTAATTCGTGCCTGCTCTAAAGTGTTAAGACACGGAACTGAAGAGGATCCTAAGTATCTACAAAATCTTACTGAAGAAATAGCAGATGTCATCGCTATGACACGCATCCTTAGAACATCTTACCGTATAGATAGTAGTACCCTAGAAGATTTAGTTCAGAAAAGACTGACAAAAATGAAGCGGCAGGATTATGCGTAAGCTAATAACAATCTGGAAGTTTGCAATCGGTTCTTTTAGTGACGACAAAACAGAGGGCTACGACATTCACGTTATGATATTTCGCAGCATTCTCGTTCTAGTAAACTTTGTTACCTGCTTCTTCATAATTGCTAATACACTGCGTCACTGGTAGTTGAGGGCAAAAATAAATCTTGACATTTTTTTCTTCTGCTGTTATAATAATGGAAATTGTGAAAAGAGTGTGTTATGAATTTATTTTATCTTGACGACGACCTTGACCGTTGTGCCGAGTTTCATGTCGACAAACACATTGTTAAAATGCCTTTAGAAGTAGCTCAGATATTGTGTACCTCAGTCTGGATTGACGAGTACCTTGGCTTTGTGCCTCGCGCACTTGACAAAAACGAACGAGACTATCTTAACGGCCTGAAGGCAGAAATCAAACATCTTCCACCAGAGGAAAGACCTTTGACCCCCTATCTACCAATGATGTATAATCATCCTTGTACGATATGGGCTCGCTCCTCTCTCGACAATCACGAATGGACTCACTGCTACGGTAATGCTCTTAACGAAGAGTATCGTTACCGTTACGGAAAAGATCATAAGTCTATAGCCCAAGTAGTAAATAACCTACCAGAACCTCAAAGAATGGAGCGTGTGGGTTTTACTACTTTCGGGTTGGCTATGCCAGACGAACTAAAAGATTATGATGATCCAGTAGAATCTTATAGACGCTACTATCACCTTGACAAAGCTACTTTTGCAAGCTGGAAGTACAGAGATAAGCCTTACTGGTGGGACGAAGATTTTGCAGATTATCAACAACGAATTACAAGGGCAGCATAAATGAGAAGAGGTATTAAAAAACAAGAAGGAGAAAATCTAACTGATGCAAACATTAAAAAGGTTATACGACTTTTGTCAGCGGAAAAGCCGATTACAAAAAAAGAAGCGTGTAGTATTCTTAATATTAGCTATAATACCAGTCGCCTTAATAAAGTTATTGAAGATTATGAGAGCGACCAAGAGTACCGAAGAACCCGAAAAGCACAGAAGCGTGGCAGACCCGCTGACAATGCTGAAATTGCAGAAATCGTAGAGTCTTACCTAACAGGTGAGAGCTTTACAGATATTGCTAGAAGAATCTTTCGCTCTGTTGCTTTTGTTAAAACTATCGTTGAGAAACTGGGAGTCCCTGGAAGGGTGGCTGGTGATGAACGATATGAGATGGAATACTTGCCAGACGAGTGTGTATCCGATAGCTTTGCCGTTGGAGAGGTTGCTTGGTCAGCCAAGTACCACACTTCGTGTGAAGTAATGGCAACTCTTGACACCAGACACGAACAAAGCTACGGCCCTTGTTACCGTGTGTGGATAAGAGAGGCTAGTAATGAGGACAATCTTGGGGGAGGCTATAATGCTTTTGTTCCCGCGTATGACCTCGGTAAATTGGAGCATTTGAAAACTTATGGAATCAATACCGCTAGAGTTTAGTTATTATGCCATATTTTGTTTAACAACCGCCCTTTGTATAATCTACCTCAATGTAAAAGCATTTCGAGAAGTAGGTTTCAGATGGAATTTTACGGGTGGTCTCATTTATTATGGAACCACAATACCTATAGTATTAGTGGGTGCTCCCGCATTTTTCATTGTTTTTATCTTTAGAAGCGATGTTTATTACGAAAGTTTAATTAACTATATCACCGAAATATATGTTGACTCAGATGACGAAAGCTAGTATAATATGTTTTTGAAATTGAGGAAAGTATGGGATATAATTTTTACATGCGACAACTTGAAGCGACTGGCAATGCTGCCGGTCTACCTTTTAAACCAAACAGGAGAAAGAAAATGGCGTGGACTGACGAATCCAAGCAACAGGCAATTGATGCCTACACAAGTGAAGAACCAACTCCAGAGAACTCTATGGAGATTGTAAAAGCTATCGCAGAAGACATGGGTGAGAGCCCTAATGGTGTGCGAATGATTCTAACCAAAGCTGGAGTATACGTCAAGAAAACTCCTGCTGCTTCTAGTGGCGGTGCTAAAGCCGCTTCAACTGGCGGAACTCGAATCAGCAAAGCTGCCGCACAGGAAGCACTCACAGCAGCTCTTAATGATGCTGGTGTAGCTATTGATGAGGATATTGTTTCAAAGCTCACTGGTAAAGCTGCACAATACTTCGCAGATGCTATGAATAAAGTAGCTTCTTAA